CCAGCTCTAATTGAACAGTTTAACTGCTCACCAATTAAAATAGTACCACCGTCAGAGTCAGCATCACCAACTTTAACATGTTTTCCAGTTGTACTAGAGTTTTTGTAAGCAACGTGTAGTCTGTTTTGCTCAGACCAAATTACTTGATCAGATGACATTGGCATCTCTGCACCAACCATCTGTAAGAATCCACCAAGAGTACGATTTCCGTATCTTTCAACTTCTTGTTCGTATAACTCAGGTAGATATTGTTGTGCCCAACCTGCAGTACTAGAGCTAGTAAAATCAATATAATTTTGATCACTAACAACTGGAGTAGGGCTTGGTGTTAACGAGAACGATCCCGCTAAACCTAAAGACGTATTAAATCCCATTTTGTTTTAATTTTAAGTTATTATTTATTTCTAATTTTAAATTTTAACCTAGAACTATCATCACCACTTAAAGCTTTGAATTTAAAACCTCCAGCATCTATAACAGGTTTAGTTGATCTTGGAGACATGTCAATATTTTTTGCTTTCATTGTTGTGTCTTTTATAGCATCAGCTTTTCCTTGTTCATAAAAATGCTTTACAATTTTATCAATATTTTTAGCAGCGTATAAAGCTTTATGGTATCCCTTAGCATCTTTCATCATATTTTTATCGTCAACGTACTCCGATACGAAATTTAAAATATCACTTTGATACTTTTTAGTACTGTCAATATCATTAACTTTAAACCTATACGTCTTTTCGCCCACATTGAAATCAAAACCTTTGAAATTTTGGTTGAAAACATTGTTAGTTTGTTTTAAAAAATGATCAGCACTAGCTTTTTGAGCTTTAACCATAGTTTGCTGTTCTTGGTTATATTTATTGTAAAAACTAACAGCTTCTTGTTGTTCTTTAGTCAATTTAGAACCTAACTTAAGTTCTTTATAATATTGATCTTTAAGCCCAACTAGATGTTTTTTAGCTTTTGCAATTTCTTCCTTGAAAGCCAATTTTTTCTTTTTTATATCTCTTGGCTCGTCAAGTTCCTCGTCAAACTGAAAGTTATCTTCAATTAAGAAGTTTACTTCTTCCATGTTTAAATGAGGTTTAGTCGTTTTATAGTATTCTAATAATAAAGTGTTATTGTCTACATTAGAATAATCAGCGTTTAACCTTACGTAATCTTCTAAACCACCACCTGTTTCTTCCATAAAATCTACTAAACTTTGCAAATTTTCTGGCACGACAACTTGTGGTTGTTCTACTATTGGTTCTTGCGCTATCACTGGCTCTTCAATTTCTTGAGGCTCAGTTATTTTTTCTTCTTCAGTTACTTCTTCAAGAACTGTATCTTCTTGTGTTTCTTCTTTTTGAGTAATTTCTTCAACTTCATCTTCTTGTTTTTCTTTAACTACTTCTTCTGTATTAGATTCTTCAACAACAGGTTTTTCATCTGTGTTTTGTTCTTGAAACTTTTTTAATTTTCCTAAATCTAATTTTACCGTCCCGTCTTTTGATATTTCTTTATAAGATACTTCTTCTTTAACAGGCTCAGCTTGTTGTTCAACAGGTTCTTGTGTTTCCACCTCTTGAATAACTTCTTCTTGTTTTTCAGTGTTTTCCATGATATAATATTATATAATTAGTAAATTACCTAGGCTCAAATTGTTCTAGGCCAAAACCTTCTAAATTATCAAATCCTGCAGATTCAAAATTCTTAGGTCCTGTGTCTTTTTTTCTTTGATCAATTAACTCGCTTTGTTGAGTTGCTTGTATCTTAGTTCTTTCGTCTTTACGATCTTCTTTTTGTTTTTCTTTTTGTTTAACATTTTCAACTTCAGCTTGTCTTAATCTTAAATTCATTTGAAACTCTAGCTCCATTAATTCTTTTTTAATAGCAGCTTCTTTTTCCATTTTTTGAATATCAAACTGAGATTGAGCTTGAGCTACTTTAACTTTTGATTCAGCAGCTATTTGTTGCTTTTGAGATTCAGCTTGCGCTGCTACTTGTTGAGCTTGAGCATTAGCTTGCGCTTGAGCTTGTATGTTTTGTTGAGCAGCTTGTTGATCTATTTTTTGTTTTTTCTTTCTTCTTATTTTAATTAATTGATTAGCTAGTTTTAAATTTTTAACTTCTCTAATATCAATAGCATCTTCTAGATTTATTTGTTGAGATTGTAAAGCGATTTGTATATTATTTTCTAACATTTGCTTTTCTTCTTCATCAGGTGTTAATTCTAAAAATATACCAAAATCATGCAAGTGTAGTGTAGACAACTCTTCTAGAGTACCAACATTAAACTTACCTATTGATTTTATAAACGAATTTTTAGTTGGTGAATATTCTAATACATCTGATATTCTCATAGATATACACTCAGCCATAGATAACGTTAAAAATAAACTTGACTGTAATATGTGTCTTGTTGCTGTATTACTATTAGCAGCTGCAAGTTTTTGTAAACCAACTAAAGCATTTTTATCTGGTTGACTACCATCTCTAGCTTCATTTAATCCAGTCACATCTCTTATCATTTGCAAATAATAATTATATGTATTTATTAATGAAGATATTTTATTGTTACCGGCACCAGTTCTAAGTTCTGATATAGGCACACTACCTCTATTAAAATCACCATCTTGTGTCATTGATCTACCAATAACAGAACCAGTTTGAAAATACATATTCAAAGCTTCTTGCGGATTATAGTTTGTACCATTACCTAAATCTATTTCAGCAAGACCATCAGCATCAAGATACACACCATCTGGTACCATACGAGACATTACTTGTTGAAGCTTTAAATGAGTTAACTGTATCATGTCTGCAAAACCAGTAACACGACTAACAAGTGACTCTATTCTTCCTTGATAAATTCTAGGAGCTACGATAGAATAACTCATGACAGCTTTAGTAGTATCAGCTTTTGGTCTGATCATGTTTTTCTTTAACTCCCATTTTAATATTTTATCTCCACTTCCTAAAACTTTTACACCTTGATAAATAACTTCTATTACTCTATCAACTCTTTCAAATTGTTCGTTTGCAGGTGGATTAAAATCATCACCTTTTTCTAAAGCTTTTTTACCACCAGTAGATGTTGTTTTAATTTTAAAAACCTGATTAACATATGTCTTGTATTCAAAATACAAAACCCTAACAACATTATTATCTTCTGATTTGCTTCTATAATTAGAGCTG